GAGGAGGCGTTTTTGATGAAATATGAAATCATTCTTTACTGGAGTGAGGACGACAACGCATATATAGCGGAGGTGCCGGAGCTTGCCGGGTGCATGGCTGACGGTCAGACCGCCGGAGAAGCTTTACAGAACGTAGAACAGATTGCCAAAGAATGGATTGAAACCGCCCTTGAATTAGGGCGTGAAATACCGGAGCCGAAGGGACGGCTTAAATACGCATAAAACAGATAACAAAAACCGTGGAGTTCATCGCTTCACGGTTTTTATATTTGTCGTGCCATATTCTATTTTTGTCGATACGCTCTTGAAAATACAGTGCATTAAAAGCACCGAAAACGGCACTCAAAACGGCACTCAAAACGTCATACATTCGCTTTTTTTGGCTTTATATATCCCGTTCTACCTATCGTTTATACTGTCATTTATACTATCGTTTATACTGTCACAAATACAGTATTTGTAACAACTAGTTTTTCAGCCTGTTTTTTGTACCAATTTTGTACTATTTTTGTTCCTTTTTAGGGAAAATTTCGGAATAATTCAACGGACTGTTTAACAAATAGTCATGCTATGTGTAGCGTTTTGAGTCCATTTTTTTGAACACAAAACGGAACACAAATTTCCCGCTCACATAGCAATTATAGTCTTATTATGACCGCCATTTATACAGTATTTATGATAACTTTTTTCCATAAATTTTTTCCATCTTTTTTCTGTATATTTTCTGTATTTTTTCAGGGAAAAATTCTGAAAAACTAAAAGCCTACAAACAGCACTCATAAAACCGATTTTCTCTGATTTTTCCGCTAAAGAAATGGTTAATATTATAATCACACTGCCCACTATATCCCGTCACAAAATGCTGTTTAATCATTTTGACATAATCCGTTGGTTCAATTTCCGGCGGATTAATTCGTCCATCCGCTATGTAGTATGATTCATCGTCAAAATATGGCATTATCTTACATATTTTCAGGATTTGGTGACGGTTTATGTTAGGATGAATATCACCCATATAGTATTCGTAAGCTATAAAATAAGTCTTAAAAACGTATAGTGCTTCTTCCAACGTATATGCAAACTTGTACTCTAAGTACAAGCTTTTAACAAGTCTTGAAAACACGTCAAAGTCAAATAAAAACTTCATCTTCATTGATTTTTCCTTTCAGATAATAACGGTGTATGTGTGTACACCATTGTATTCCCTTGTAATCCCTTATAACTTCTTTTTCTGTCTCTGTCTCTACTTCTACTTCTATTTCTACTTCTACTTCTTTCTTCTTTTTCTGTAAAGTACCCTAAGGGGGGCTAAGGATACCTAAGGCACCCTTAGGGTCTATATCTGTTATTATTCGCCGTTTGCCTTATTTCGGCGTTTCTCCTGTGCTTTCTTTCCGTCCTCAACTCTTTGGTTATATTCACGCCTTGCTTCATCTATGTTCTTTTTATTCATGTTAAATACGATTTTTGCACATTGAGGAAGTGAATTACAGTCCACTTCCTCACCGTAAAAATACATAAATGCAGCTTTTATTCCTGCTCCAACATCTTCATTCGATATGAGTTCCAAAGAAGCCCAATCACTGCCGAATACTTTCCACCATGTAACCAACTTCTGTCACCTCCAAAGTGTTTGCTGCCCGCTCATTTTATCTCTTGTTAGATACAGGCTTTCTATAGTTTGGCTTTCATTTTTTATGTACCGTTCTAACGTCTTTATGTATAGCGTTAGTTCCTCCGGTGAATCCGTTAGATAATATCCCGGTGTTGTGCCTTTATAAGCACATATCGGAATACCGTCCCGCCTAGCACGTTCAATAAAACGTGTTACCGCTCGAACGTCTGTTCCTACCCGTTCCGCTATTTTTTCAGCCGTTATGGCGTTTTCTTTTTCATACTCTAAGCACGACAAAATTGCTTGACCGTAAAATCCCATCGTGCTAAAATGAGGTGTAGAATTAGGGATATATAGCACGTCCTCTATTTCTATCTCTTCCCGTTTCGGTGTTCCAGCACCGGAGCGGGTTTTTTCGTTATCTGTCATAGTTCCGCCTCCTTTACTTCCTTTCGACTTTCGCCGTCTAGCTGCTCAATAAGAGCGTCAACATTGACCATAAACCTGTTTCCGGTATAAATGCCGGGACATCTTTTTTGTGCAACCATTAGCCGTAAATGATGCTCCGATATGATACCTTCTTTTGCCGTTTCTCTGATTGACTTGAATCTCATTTTAATCTACCTCCTGTGAAAGTTGTTCGATGATATTCAGGATTTTTTCCTGTTCATCCTCCGGTAACTCTTTGCGGAGTTTGCGACACAATGTAGTATCAGCTATCCCTAACGCTTCAGCTATTTCCCACATTTTTACTCCGCTCGTGTGTGCCTTTTCCCTGATTTTTATGTTTTTCAAAATAACACCTCCAAATTTATTATAGTTATATTATATCATGATTTGCGAATTATGTAAATAATATGATAATTAATTCAACTTATATATTATTACTATTTTTATTCTTGACATCTTTAATCAAAATTGATATACTCAATTTGAGGTGATTGTATGTTTACGAAAGATGAATTTTCCCAAAATCTAAAAAAGGCGATAGATCAAAAAGGAATGACACAAAAAGAACTTGCTGATAAAGCCGGAGGAATCAGCATAGCCAGTATGTCAGGATATGTAAATGGAAGAGCGTTTCCGTCTATTGACGTTCTAGTTGAGATAGCAAACGTTTTAGATGTTTCTATTGATTGGCTATGTAACAGGCAATCGGTTAACGATGAAGCAAATACCCAAGAAGAAAGAACTTTAGGTGATGCTGTAAGAGCATTATCATCTTTGGTTGAAAATGGTTATGCCGAAATAGGAACGTATAAGTATACAACCGACGTAGATGTCAGCACAAACGGTGAATATCCTCATTGGATTGAGGTTGACGCAGAATGTCCGATGCTCATTTTCAAAAAAAATAGCACCGATAAATCAAATAGTGCTAATTCTTTATCTGTATTTTTAGAGGATTTTCAAAAAATGCGAGGGATATTTACTTCAGGCACCATTGACTACCGTCTTTTCAACGACTGGATTTCAGGTAGATTTAAATCGTTTGATGAAATGAAAATGCAATATCAACAAGAGGACGGTACCGAAATCGGCGACGACGATATGCCTTTCTAAAGGAGGATTAACCGATGGCAAACCTACAGGAACGCCGGGATAAGAGCGGGAAATTGGTTTCTTATTCTATTCGTGTTTTTCGTGGACGTGGGGCGGATGGAATTCAGCTAAAACCGTGGACGGCAACATTTGAAGTTTCTCCGACGTGGAGCGAAAAAACGGCAAGAAAAAAAGCCGAAGCTTTCGCTGCGACTTTTGAAAAGGAATGTAAAGAGGGCGTAACCACCGACAGCCGTCAGAAATTCGCCCAATATTGCGACTATGTAATTGACTTAAAAGAACAGCGTGGAGCAAAGCACACTACTATTGTTCGATACAAAGAACTAACCACCAGAATTTATCCTGTAATCGGCCACATCAAGCTTAAAGAGCTAAGAGCCGACCAATTAAACAGCTTATATACGGAATTATCAAAGCCGGGAGCCGGAAAGTCAATCATTCACGCCGTGGCAAAGATGAATTTACCCGCTCTTTTGAAAGAAAAGGGTATTACAAGAGCCATGATTTCCGATAAAACCGGTATTCGCTCTAGTACGGTATGTAACGCTGTCAACGGTAAACCTGTTACACTCAATGTTGCAAAATCAGTCTCTGAGGCTTTAGGTATCGCTTTTGAAAAAGCTTTCACAGTGCAGGAGGAAAAGCGTGCTTTATCACCGAAAACGGTTATAGAACACCATCGACTTATTTCAACCGTGTTAGACCAAGCCGAAAAAGAGGGTCTTGTACCCTTCAACGTAGCTTCTAAAGCCACATTACCGAGGATGGAACACAAAGATGTAAACTACTTTCAGCCGGAAGAAATAGCTGCCATCCGTGAAGCTCTGGAACAGGAGCCTATAAAATGGAAAGCTATTACGCACTTGCTTCTTATAACCGGTGCCAGACGTGGCGAAATACTGGGTCTGAAATGGGATAAGGTTGATTTTGAAGCAAACAGAATATATATTTGCAATAACATCCAGTACACACCGGATAAGGGCGTTTATGAGGACACGCCGAAAACCTCCCGGTCAAGGCGTTATATCTACTTGCCTAGCGAGACAATGCAGCTCTTGCAAAAATATAAACTATGGCAAAACAAAGAACGTCTGAGACTAGGCGAGTATTTCCAGTATCAAGGATTCGTATTTTCACAGGACAACGGAAAGCCCATGCACCCGGACAGTCTAACAGACTGGTTAAATAAATTCAGTAAACGCCACGACCTTCCACACATCAACCCTCATGCCTTCAGGCACACAATGGCTTCTATGCTGTACTTCAATGGAGTGGACAGCGTTTCAATCTCAAAAAGATTAGGTCACGCTCAAGTAAGTACCACCGCCAATATTTATGCCCACGTCGTCGAAGAAGCCGACAAAAAGAACGCCGATATCCTAGCCGACATTTTCCTTAAAAAAGCATAATTTTAAAATCCAGTTGAACTAAAGTTGAATTTTTCGGTTAAGTGTCAAAATCAATTTGCCCAAAAAGTTAAAAAAACAGGCTGATTTTTACTAAATCAGCCTGTTTTCATGGTTGCGGGGGCTGGACTTGAACCAACGACCTCCGGGTTATGAGTTCACGAAATAGTTCGGAGTATCGTTTTACATAATTTTACAAACCCTTATATTTCAAGGGTTTGAGGGGTGTTTTCCGCTTTAGCGTATAATATTATTTTGTCTCATTTTGTATCGTAGTTGAACTCTAGTTGAATTTTTGTTGAATTATTTTTCGGGGCAAATTGGGCGTTTTTGAGCGGGTTATTTTATGCCATTAACAACATTTTTATTTGGTTTCTAATCGGTCATTTCCATCTTTTTTTCTGGGTTTTTTCTTGCTAGTTTTTTGCTAGTTTTTTTCACCTTTTTTTCTTTTTTCTTGACCACTCTTTTTTCTATTCCAATATTGCCGGTCATGTTTTGGTTTACAAGTATCTCGAACGCTTCATGTTCCGGTGATTCGGTTTACTATGCCATGTATTTTTCATATTGACCTCAAAATCTCTTTAAATTTGAATGTTTATGCTTTCTGTAATATAGGAACACATATTTTGGCAAAGGCTCAAAATTAGGCGTTTAAATGGCTTTTAAAGGCAAGGTCTGTTTTTAGCATGGTTTAACATACTCGTAACTCTATTGTCGCTAATATATTCAAGAAAACAGCCAGTACTATTGACGTTAATATGTATTTGTGCTACAGTGACATATATCGAAAGCCCAAAATTTCTACGGACAACGGAGGAGGCGTTTTTGATGAAATATGAAATCATTCTTTACTGGAGTGAGGACGACAACGCATATATAGCGGAGGTGCCGGAGCTTGCCGGGTGCATGGCTGACGGTCAGACCGCCGGAGAAGCTTTAC